GGGCTATTAAGTGACGCTTTTAAGTAAGAAGTCGTAATTAGTGGTCACACCCATACTTGTAAAGCCCCTGGGTGTGCCACAGCACTCTCTAAGCACCCGCCAAAAGTCCCCAAACCTTAGCGGCATAAGGCGCAGCATTGTGAAGCTGTTGGTAGAACCTTGAGTTAGTAAAATGATCAATAGTCGAACCAGCGTTATCAATAAAATCCTTAATGGTTGTTCCAATGGCCTCAAGATTGAGGGCATCAACATACTGGAGCATTACGCTTCCCCAAGCAACAGCTTGAGGATTTCCAGCAGTGTTAGCAGTGGTACTGGCCAAATAAATGGCCCAGTCACCAGTTTGTGGAACTCCAGAATTATTATAGATTTGTGGCAACGCTAGTGGAATATCGAGTTCAATAGGTACTATACAGGCTCCGTATTGAATTCCGGCTCCTGTAGTCATAGGATAGGCAGCGGAAGCAAACATTCCTCCTCCAGAAGCCATTCCATACATTTGGTCATGTAAGATAGTATAATCACACGCTGGGTCAATTAAGTAATCAACCGGGCCAAGCGCTGCAGTTCCATGTTGCGCCGCCATAAGTATTGGTGACGCTTCAATGGCTGCAGTCAAATTGGCCGTTGATGTTTGTTGTTCAAGGTACGCATCACGAGGATTTGCTAGTACGATACAACGTACGCGTGTGAGCATAGAACAGCTAACATACAGTCTAACTTTCAACCTAGTAAGAATAATGTGATTACCTACTCTTTTATCACGACCAGTACCTAATTGAATCAAACTATTATTAATCAATTGGGAATTAAAAGCCAACGAACCCCCAGCACTATTAAGCCCGATACCAACATTAGCAACACTATAAGTAAGAAAGTGTTCCGGGTGATTGGAATCGAATCTTGATACGTACTGGACAAGGGCATTTCTCTTCCCTCTACCGGCCTTAGCCTTGCGATTTGATTGTTTCTTTGGCATGGTGTTTCGAGAGGCGGAAAACTACTCCGCCTCGCATTTCAATAACCATTGTAGCTCATGGCTATTGAAAGCCGTGTTTGACTGACAGTGTTTAATGTCATTAATGATAACATCCAAGTGGTTAGTAAGGCCATCATAGATATCATCCAATGTCAATTGAGTTTCAGAACACGGGGTTACCGCCATATCCTTGCATCGATAATTGTAGATGCCATCATGGGAGGGTTTAACGGCTCCACATAATTTAAGCAACTCAATCATCTTTGGAACGTGTCCATAAACACTCATTAAACAATTCAGTTTCTCTTTAACATTCCTTCCTTTAAATTCATACCCCAATTTTTGGATCTGGCGTCCAATAAATGGTGTCAAACACACACCTTGGTCGACTGGCACAAACCAGCCGGAGTAGAATTTATGCTTAATCTTAGTGCTCTGTATCTTGGGTATAAACCCTAGATTTACAAGTCGTTTCTCTCCGAGATTTATGTCATGAACATTTTGCAATATAACGTCATCACCTCCGCACATCATTCTTGACCCAGGAAATGCATATTCATGCAACGCCATGTTTAACATGGTATTCTCAAGAGTGGTGTTCGGATGTCCTGACGAACGACGTGAGACAGTAGGCTCAACAACTAAACCATTAGGAAAATAGAGCCGTTGTTTAATAGATTGATGCAAAATGTCTATAATGTAATCAGGGAAATTAAAGTGCTTGTAAAGCGTAAGCATTAGTTCCATGTGTCGTTCAGTGACACATGAATCAAATCTACTCATATCGGTATTTACACTGGGTTCACCTAACTTGATAAAAGAACCCATTTCCAATGGTGTAAGCCCTGGAGCGTAAACATGATCAGTACCCTTTAATTTATTCTTAATAATTGTGCTCAGCTTATGCAAATAAGGTCCAACAGCCACCTTTAAAGTGTCATCAACACCAGTAATCAATCTAGGTGGTTTAGTCGAATCGAATGAAATCTCTTGCTTAATAAAAGCATTACGAGCAACAGTTTGTGTGTAATTAGGTAAACTAACTACTTTATCATGTCGTAATCGAGTATTATGATCAAATCTACGATTCCAAGTTTTGTAGTCAGTGGGCTCAAAGTGTGTCCGGACATTCTTAAATAAACGTTTCCAAAACGTTGGTAGGAATGTTTTAAAAGACTCAAACTCGGACTCATCCACCTTCCTAACATCAGTAAATGCCCGGTCATTTAACGACTTCGCAATGTTACCATTACTAGACGTAAATAGACATGGTTGCTTTACATACGGAGTAGGACAACTGGTGGAGATGCCAATAGATACGTCTCTATCTTTTTCAGCTTGCCGCAATATCTTATAATTTGTTGGTTGAAGTTGATCATTATTAATTAATGATTTCCTTCGATCTACCATGTTTGGTCTAACACACCACATGGCATTGAACCATATCATTCCAAACAATGATAGAAACCAATTCAAATAGTATTGGAATTTATTAAGCTTTGTAGATACTGATCTTGGAAATACTCCGAACTTCAATATGTTCTCGTAATTCTCCAGAACGTATCTAATTGATTCAACGCTCACTAACATCACATCCTCGGTATAGATGTTTGACTTCCACTCTCTAAAGAACTTAATACATTTCAGCATTAACTGCTGAAACGTAACTGAGTGTGAACTGAGTGCCTCCTGAAATAACAACACTATCAAAGCGTGTGGCACTCGTCGATTACCAATCTTAACAAACCCAGTAGCATCTTTAGAGTTATACACATCTAACCACAGTGGCTGCGTTGATCGTCGAGACTCATATCTATTGAAGACGAACCGTGAATATCTGGTAGAAAACACTCCAGTATATCCAACAGCCTGTACCAGATTACTGACTAAGGAACCCCATATGGGGTGCCGCCAGTAGCCATTGTCAATCCAATCAGCTACGCAATGATGGTAAGAATAATTACAACCCCTAACATTCATGTGTACCTTGGAACCCCCGAAGACCCAAGCTTCCTCAAATTCAACAAACGCCTCGTCGTAATAAGACTCGGTTTTGGTGAATTGATGCTTTACAATGGCGATTGGTCGATTCTTACATACTTTAATGATATCTTTAGGTTGTACATAATAAATAGAATGTACAAAAAGATATCCATCAAATTCACGGCAAGTACAAGTCTGAAAAGTATGTTCGCACCAGTTGCCAGGTTTATAACGCGAATTGCGTATCATGTCTTGAGGAGTCAATATTGGACAACAGCACCAGACATTGGTTCGTTTTAAGGCGGTATGACGTGATGGATTTCCACCAACATCACAGATCCAAGTACAGTCGCCCAACACCTTCAATGCATATGCTTCGCCTATAAGGCGTTCTATATGCAGTCTCGGATGTGAACTAATCTTGTTGCTTACAGATTTTAGTTCAACGTCGGGGAAATTGGTTTTAACCCAACTTCCCACGTCGCTTGTTATGGCAAACGGTACTGTTA